GATAATAACAACCATATTTAGGTTAAAGGCACGAAATGGGAATACAAGATACATGGAACTCTGCTAAACAAGCTGTTAATAATACAGTTGAAAAATGGGCTGTTAAACCAAATATGGGCAGCACCAGAGGCGATACTATAACATCGTTTAGCGGTGGGAACGACACAAAGTATAATGTATCAAGCCATTCATATCCTTCTGATTTAATGTCAGCAACAGGTGACTATGGTGGAAACTATGTTATATTTTATATTAATGTGGCAGTTGATTCTAAACTGGCACAGTCTCTTTCTGAACAAGATTTTGTGAATGATATTACACCAAGAGATCGTGGAGATCTTATTGCTCAGAATTTAACTAAAGATAAACTATTTGCTGGTGCTGCAGCCCTCAATGTGGGTGGTGCGGTATTAGGTAAAGCACTTGGTGTTGGTGGTGGTGCTTCTGCCACTGCAGCTGGATTAGCCACAGTTGGTGCTGGTGCTACTGCTTTGATGGCTGCATCTGCTACTCGTGCCCAAAGAAGATTAAAAACTGCTATTGCCATGCATGTGCCAAATCAATTGTCTATTCGATATGGTATGCAGTGGAGCGAAGATGATACTGGTGCTCTTGCGATGGCAACTACAGCAGCGACTGAACTTGCTGCAGCAGTACAAAACAAAGATGCTAAAAATCTTTCTGAACCTGCCAAAGCCATTATTACTAATCTGGCTTTATCAAAAGGTCCAAATGCATCGGGGATGTCTGCAGCTACTGGTCTTGCAGCAAACCCTAAGAAAGAACAAATCTTTAAGGGTGTAGATTTCAGATCGTTCACCTTTGATTATCAATTCTTCCCTCGTGATGCAGTTGAAGCCCAGAATGTATTAAACATCATTTATGAGTTTAAATATCATATGCACCCAGAGTTTAAGGATAACAATAATTTTATCTACATTTATCCTTCTGAGTTTGATATTTTCTATTATCAGAATGGTGCAGAGAACATGAATCTACATCGTCATACATCTTGCGTGCTTACAGAACTAAATGTAAACTATACACCTAATGGTGCATTCACTACATTTCCAAATGGTATGCCAACACAAATTAATGTGACAATGAACTTTAAAGAACTTGCTCTTCTTACCAAAGACAAAGTCAAGGATGGTCTATAATGTACTTCAAAGAATTTCCAAAGTTTTTATACGACTTCAAATACGGAACTACAACAAAAACTACAGTTGTAACAGATATTACTAGAAATGTTCGTTTCCGTAAAGAGGTATTAGAAAATGTAACTCTGTTCGATGAGTATGATATTGTTGACGGAGAAACTCCAGAAATCGTTGCGGAAAAGATTTATGGCGATCCAGAATATCATTGGATCATTATGCTGGCAAATCAGAAACATGATTATATCTCTGACTTCCCTCTTTCTGAACAAGCACTCGTGAAACATATTATAGCAACTTATGGTGCTCAACGATATGCAATTCGCCACTATGTAAATGCTAAGGGTTTTATTGTAAACTCTACTACAACTGGTGCGGTATCAGTATCAAACGATGATTACGAACGAGCACTGAATGAATCAAAAAGAAGAATCAAAGTAATTTCCCCACAGGTTATATCAACTATACTGACACAATATAAAGAATTATTGTAATGAAATCTAGTCAACAATTGAGGTTTGCTGGTGATGTCAGCATTAATAAAGTTCAGGTAATTACTCCGAAGGGGTTTTTCCAAGACATCACAGCTCAAGTTTTAACTATTCAATTTTATGAAGACATTTTCTCACCATTTATAACTGGTAGTATTATTGTCAAAGAATCTTTGGATCTTATTAATTTATTCCCATTTGTTGGTGAGGAATATCTTGAATTAGACATTACCACTCCTGCATTAAAAGATAGTGCCATCAAAGGTAAGTATTACATTTACAAACTAACTGATAGAGAACTTCTGGGAGATCGTGCTGTAATCTATCAACTACATTTTGTTTCGGTTGAAGCAGTTGCTGATCTAAACAAGAAAGTCAGTCGAGTTTTTGGTAACAAGGTTTCTGAGTTAGTCACACCATTTATTAAAGATAAAATTATTGGTTTAGAGAGTGAAAAAGATGTTAAAATTGAGCCATCTCTTTCCAATGTAAAATACATTTCAAATTATTGGTCTCCAGTTAAAAACATTATGTATCTCTGCGAGCAAGCAGTGAACATGAATAAAACCCCCAACTATGTTTTCTTTGAGAACAGAGATGGATTCTATTTTATTAGTTTGGAAACTCTATATCAAAATACAATGTATCAAGAGTTTACTTACGACAAATATACTCGTGATAAATTACCAGGTGGTGGTGATATCCGAAATGTCAACGAAGATTATAAAAGAATTTCAAATATTAGCATTCCTGTTGGGTTTGATTACATGGATAGAATTCGTAATGGTATGCTTTCATCAAAACAGATTTCGTATGATGTTACTAAGAAAACATATTCAGTTAAGAACTACAATATGTTTCAAAGATTTGAACAACAAAAACACTTAAACAAATACCCAGTAAATTCTGATAAAGCCATCTTTAGATCAAACTCGACTCTCATTAACTTCCCTAAAGATTATGGTAATTTTAATGGTTTTGGAGATGTTACTAATGCTAAGACATTTCAAGAACGAGCATCTTTAATGAAAATGGCAGAAGCCAATAAATTAAATATTACAGTTCCAGGAAGAACAGATTATACCGTTGGTCAGAAAGTTGGAGTGGTGTTAAATAAAATAGAACCACTGTCCAAGAATGATAAAGATACAACAGACAAAATGTTCTCTGGTTATTATATTATTGCAGCTATCAATCATCACATCGATAAAGCAAAACATGAGTGCCATATGGAACTAATTAAAGAATCATCGCAAATGGATATGAATAGGAACAAATAATGAATTTTTACTATGGTGTCGTAGAAAATAGAAGTGATCCATTAAAACTTGGTCGTTGTCAAGTCCGAGTAGTTGGTTTACACACGCACGATAAGTCACAGCTTCCTACTTCAGATTTGCCATGGGCACACCCAATGCAGTCGGTTACATCTGCTGCAATGAATGGTATTGGATCTTCTCCGATTGGTCCAGTTGAAGGTACTTCAGTAATTATTATCTTTGCTGATGGTGATAATCAACAACCAATTATGATTGGTACTGTTGGTGGTATTCCTTCTGCGCCAGCACCTATTGATCAAGATGATGACGCACCTATTGGTTCTGGTGGTAAAATTGAGAACCTAGAACTAAGAACTATTCCTGGTCCAACGAATGGCACACAACTAACTTTCTACGATAAAGAAACTGGATCAACTACTTTAACAAAAGATTTAAGAGCCAATATGAAAGTATTGGCATTCGGTCTTCCAGCTGATACTTTTATTGTTTCTATTGATAGTGGAACTAGAATTACAGTTAGTAATCCAGTTGTAAACTATCAAGAAAATATTGTAAAATTTCAAGCTGCACCAACAAACCTTGCTGCAGTTGCAGAAAGTAAAGTTACTAATTTAGTTTCTGGTGATGGTACTGTGGTTACCTCTGGTGACGGAACTCCAGTAACTACTGGTACTGCGACAGCAAAAGTAAATCAGACAGCAAGTAATGTATCAATTCCTACAATTCCACCTGCAAAATCTTCTAGTAATCCAAATAGATCTTCTGAAGGTATTAAAGCATTAATTGCAGCTTGCGACAAAGTTGGATTAACCACTAAAGAACAGAAGTGTGCTCTGCTTGGTATCGCTGGTGGTGAAAGCACTTGGATTCCTCAGCTAGAATCATACAACTATTCTGAGGCTCGCCTTAAAACAATTTACTCATTTGCTACTCCAGAAGACATTGCGCAATATGCTAATGCTCAAAAACGAGGATTAACCAGAGAACAATTTTTCTCATGGGCATATGGTCCAACAAAACGAGGAAAAGGATTCCTTGGTAATCAGACAGACGCTGATGGTGGAAAGTATTATGGTCGTGGATTTATTCAGCTAACTGGAAAATCAAACTACGCAAGATATCAGAAACTTGCCAATGAGATGGGTTTAAATCTTGACCTCGTTAATAATCCAGATTCACTTGATACTGATATTAATGTATCAGCTTTAGTTGCTGCATTGTATATTAAAGACAGAGTACCAAAGGGTGTTAATGTTAATGCACATCCTGGATATTTCCTTGCTGCAAAACAAGCAGTCGGAGTAAACTCACCTGACATTGCTGCAAGAAAGAAATCATACTACGAATATTTCTATGGACAGTCACCAGATGTTGGTGCTCCAGAGAAAGATGCAAATCCACCAATCCCAGACAAACCACCAGTAGGTGTTGTTACCACACCACAACCATCTCCTGAATCTATCAGCAGTGGTTCTGGTACAACTGGATTTAGAGATCCAAATAACAAGTATCCATTAAAGGAATACATTGGCGAGCCAGATACTAATCGTCTTGCTCGTGGTGTTATTGAAGGTACAGTTATTAAAAAGAGAGATGCCATTCGTAAGTTGGGTGTGCCAAAGGCGAATGACAACGGAACATGGGATCAACCAGAAGCACCATATGGGGCAAAGTATCCATTTAATAAAGTGTTTGAAACAGAATCTGGTCACTTACAAGAATTTGATGACACTCCAGGATATGAGAGGATAAACACATATCATAGATCTGGAACATTTAGTGAGATTGATCCAAACGGAACACAAGTTAATTACATTATCGGTGACAACTTTGTTGTTATGGAAAAGAATGGTTGTATGTCAGTGGCTGGAGAGTTAAACATTACTGTAAATGGTAATGCAAATATCTATGCTCGAACAGATGCTAATATTCAAGTTGAACAAAATGCAACTCTTAAAGTTGGGCAAAATCTAGACATTGGTGTTGCCAATGACATCTATATGTCTGCTGGTGGCGACATCCTTATCAAAGCAGTTGGAGATTTTGATGTTCAAGCTGCAAATATTAATCAGAAAGCAGATGATAATTACGCTATAAATGGAACTGCGGTTTCAATTGCAGCAGACGAAGGATTTAATCTACTTGGTGCTACTGTAAATCTTGAATCAAGTGGTAGTATGGATATCCTTGCTGGTGGAACATTATCTGCTGATTATGCTGAGGGTCAATTTGGTAATGGTGCTGCAGGTAGTGAAACTATTGTTGCACCCGAAGTAGCATTGACTCCTCCACCTTTGGGTAATCCAATCTCTCCAGTTGTTCCATATTCTATTCCACCAGAAAGACAGTTTGAAGAAAAAACTGTTGCTGAGACTCCAGATGACTTTGAAACACCAGAAGGTCGTGCTGCATCTGCAGAGACTACTAGAAAAGAAGGTGTTGTTGGAGCACCTGCACCAGTGGCGACAGAAGAAGCTCCAAAACCATCAGGTGGTTCTACAACCACAGTTCCAGTAAGTTGCGATATTATTTACGCATCTAAAGAATTTACAAATGACTTTAGAATGTCACAGAACTTTACTCTTGGTATGTTGATGGATGGTGGTGTTGGTGGTAAACACAAACTTGTTGACCAAATGCTAAAGGATAGTAAAGAAGCACCAGAAAGATTGTACAAGGCACAAGAAATTGTATGTAATCTTGCTTTAACATGTCAGAATCTTCTTGAGCCAGCAGTAAATGTTCTTCCAGGTGGTATTGGTGGATATAAGAAACAGTGGAAGATTAACTCAGGTTATCGTTTAAAGGGTGTTGTTGCCAATGAGTCGCCAACATCAGACCACTGTAAAGGGCAGGCATTGGATATCGGTATTATGCTTCCAGACAAGTATACTAAAACATATGAGTTTATTCAACAACTTGAAAAAGTTCTACCATATGATCAGTTAATTCTTGAATATCGTTTCCCAGAATCTTGCTGGATTCATGTATCTTTTAAATCAAAAGGTGGAAGAAAACAAGCATTTACAATGGTAAATGATAAAGTTTATAAACGAGATTCTAAAGGTATTCCTTCTGGATTTGTACTGTTAGAAACTATTCCTCCGAAAGCAGCGTAATGCCTTGGACTCCTTCCACTACTACTTTAAAGACTGTGGATCAGTTGCCTGTTTATACTAGCTATTCGCAGACATTTTCTTATGTTGATCCAGATCCATTAACAAGTTATACAGTGACAGGAATAGTTGCAGATAAAACTAATGCCCTAATGACTATTGGTACTAATAATATTTCTGGACAATATGACGCAGAGCCTCATGGTGGTAGCATTATCACCTATTTGACAAAAGATAAAACATATAATACTGTCACCAATTTTAATGATATATCAAATTCATATGAAATATGTTCTTTTACTGCACCGACTGTGCAAACTGTAACTTATAGTTATACAGTAACCGCTAAAGATGCAAACAATATTGGACCAGATGTAGAACAGACTTATACTGTAGTTTCTACTTTTAACTGGGATATAGGTAAGACTGCTTTAATTAATGCCATCGCACAAACTAGGATAGGAAGATAATGCCTGCCGTAGCAACACTCGGAGATAAAAGTACAGGACATGGGTGTTTTGCACCTACTGCTCTGATAACTACCCCAGTAGCTAAAACCTATTTTAATGGGAAATTGGCTGGGGTAGTAGATTCTAATTGTAAATTTGCAGCTCATTCTTGTGGAATAACTACACATAATTCTGATATTCGTATTCCCAGCAGTGGAGCGAGTAAGACTTACATTGAAGGTAAAAAAGCAGCTAGAATTGGAGATAGTATCCAATGTGGCGATGCAATAGCACAAGGTTCTAATAACTCTTTCATAGAATAACCTAAATAAACGATATGGCAAGAAACACAAGAATATTCTCGGATTTAGACCTTAACTTCACTAAGCATCCAGTGACGAAGGATATAACTCGCAGATATGACGACAATGCTATTAAGCAGTCCGTCAAGAATTTATTATTGACCCGAAATTTTGAGAGACCATTTCATAGTGAAATTGGATCTCCGATTAGACAGTTGCTATTCGATAATCCTGGACCAATGTTTAATGTTATGCTTAAGCGAGCAGTCATCGATGTGATTAATAACTTTGAACCAAGAGTTAATATCATCGATGTTAGAGTGGACGATTATTCCGATGCAAACGAAGTTTATGTAACTTTAGAATTCACAATAGTCAACACCGAGAGACCAATAACTCTCGATTTAGCGTTAGAGAGAACACGATAAATGGCAATCACAACAAACAGTAAAAGAATGAAGGTATCAGAGTTAGACTTTGATACAATCAAAACAAATCTTAAAACATTCCTAAAGGCACAGTCTGAATTTTCGGATTATGATTTTGAGGGATCTGGTCTTTCTGTTCTGATAGATTTACTGGCATACAACACTCACTACAATGGTGTTTATACTAACCTTGCTGTAAATGAGATGTTTCTTGACTCAGCGAGCAAAAGAGCGTCTGTAGTTTCTCTTTCAAAGATGCTTGGTTATACTCCAAGATCTGCCGTCTGCGCAAGAGCCGTTGTTAATGTAAGCATTACTGCACCAACTTCTAGCCCAACTGTTGCAACATTACCTGCGCAGCAACCATTCTTAACTTCTATTGATGGTGTGTCTTATGTTTTCTATAATTTAGAAGATGTGACAGTGGCAAGAAATACTGCTGGTAATTATACCTTTTCTAATTTAAATATTATTGAAGGTACTCCACTTTCATTTAAATATACTGTTGCTTCTGGTGTTCGTTATATTATACCAAATGCAAATATTGATATTTCTACTTTGTCTATCCAAGTTCAAGAATCTGCAACTTCAGACATATATGAAACATTCACAAGAGCAGAAGACTTAACTGCAGTGACTGATACCACAAAAGTTTATTTCTTAAAAGAAATTGATGATGGTCTTTATGAAATAACTTTTGGTGATGGAGTTCTTGGAACTGCTCTGAATAATGGTAATGTAGTAACAATCAATTATTTTGTTTCTAGTTTAGAAGCACCTAACTCTGCTAATATTTTCACATACAATGGACTGTCAGTATTGGGTAGTAATCTTTCAGTAACTACTGTTAGTCCTGCAATAAATGGTGCTGCTTCAGAAGACATCGCTTCAATTAAATTTAATGCACCACGATTATTTGCTGCACAAAATCGTGCGGTAACACCTGATGATTATAAAGCATTAATTTACAGTAAATTTCCTGCTGCACAAACAGTGTCAGTTTGGGGTGGTGAAGATAATAATCCTCCAGTATATGGTAAGACATATATTTGTATTAAACCAAAAGATGCCACTAAATTAACTAATCAACAAAAAGAAACAATCTCAAATGAGATTCTTACTCCAAGAAGCGTTGTTTCTATTACTCCAGAAATTGTTGATCCAGAATATTTTAATATTAAGGTAACATCATTCGTTTACTATAATCCTAAAGAAACAGGCAAAACTGCATCTCAGATTGAAACTATTGTAAAAAATGCTATTCTTGACTATGATTTAAATGAACTGCAGAAATTTGATGGTGTTCTTCGTTATACTAAACTAACAGGTATTATTGATCAAGCAGATCCTTCTATTGTTAATAACATTACTCGTTTAATGGTTCGCCATCCCCATACTCCACAGTATGGTGTTAATGCTCAGTATGTACTCAATTTAATTAACCCTATTTCTCAAGATGGTGGTAAACAAGGTGAAGTTTTTGCATCAACTGGATTTTATATTCCAGGTAGCAATCTAGTTCACTATCTTGATGACGATTCTGTAGGTAACATTCGTTTATACTATTTAAATTCAAATTTAGATAAAGTATTTGTAAATAGAACTCAAGGTACTATTAACTACGAACTCGGTTTAGTATTAGTTCGTGGATTAAATATTGTATCTTTAGAAGGTGCGTTTTTTGAATGGCAAGTTAAACCAGAATCATATGACATTGTTTCTGCTCTAAATCAAATTGTACAAATCGATCCAACACTATTAAGTGTTACTGCTATTGCTGATAATACTGCTAATGGCGATCTCGGTGCTGGCTACAATTATCAGTTCAACTCAATTAGATCATAATGTCAAGAACTCAATTATCATCTGTTGTATCTAGACAGATCCCTGAATTTATCAGGGAAGACTACCCAACATTTGTAACTTTCGTAGAAGCATACTATGAATATTTACAAGATCAAGGAGTAGATCTTTCTACTGCTAGAGATATCGATCAAACTCTTGATGAGTTTGTTCTTGAATTTAAAAAAGAACTAGCACATAATCTTCCGCAAATTCAAGGTGATGAAAGATTTTTATTAACTCACATTAAAGATCAATATCTATCAAAAGGTTCTGAAGCATCATATAAACTTTTGTTTAGATTGTTGTTTGGTAAAAAAGTAGAATTAACATATCCAGGCACTCAGATGCTTCGTGCTTCTGATGGTAGATGGAATCAAGAAATTTCTGTTTTTGCCAAAGTTGATTTTGGTAATCCGCAAGATATTGTCGGCAAATTAGTAGATATTCAAACAGCGACAAGATTAATTAGAGTTCTTGTTGATAGAAAAGAAGACCTAGTTGGCGAAGTAGATCGTATTGTTGCTCTCGGTGGTAACATCTATGAATTCTTTTTAGATAAAAGATTTTTTGGTGCTTTAAAACCAACAGATAAAATTAAATATAAAGATACATTTCAAGCTACCATTTTACCAGCTACCCAAACACCAAAAGTTATACAAGCTGGAAAAAATTTCCGTGTTGGGCAAGTATTTGAAGTTATATCTGGAACAGGTACTGGTGCGCTACTAAAAGTAACTGCAGTTGATGCCAATAATGGTATTAAATATGCAGAATTTATTAAATTTGGTATTGGATATAATGCGGATTTTGCTGTAAGTTTATTAGCATCAAATACTGTTAATGCTACTCAACAGTTGTTTGCCAGTGCATCATCTAGTAGATCTGGAGATAATTTAAGTATTGGTGATAGAACTTTAGGTTTTGACGAACAGGGTTATGTAAACCTTGGAGACTATGTTACTTCTAGTTATGTTGATGGTACATATGCAGGTTCTATTATTCGTGAGTTCTCATTAAACTTTAGAAATGCTCAAGTTGAATCTGCAGACCCAGCCATTATTGAAGTTAATCTTGGTGCTCTTGTGAAATATCCAGGATACTTTACTTCTAATGCAGGATTTTTAGATGATTCAATTTTTATTCAAGATAGTAAATATTATCAAGCATTCTCTTATGTTATAAGAATTGATGAAAGACTAGAATCATATAAATCAGCGGTAAAGACTATGCTTCATCCAGCTGGTATGGCACTATTTGGTGAGTATAATATTACTAACAATATTGATTTAAGTGTAACTCTAGAATCGTTAGTGAAATCTCTTGGTATTGGTATTGAGGATATTTTTGCTACCGTAGATACTGGTGCAGTATCATTAAATTTCACAAAAGTATTATCAGATGCAATAAATACACCAACAGATAGTGATGTGTTTTCATTCACTAAAGCACTAGATGATTCAATAGATACACCAACGGATAGCGATGTACTGTTATTCAGTAAAGCGTTGAGCACTACATATAGTGGAATGACCGATAGTACTGCTACATTATCTATCGGTAAAGCATTGGCAACTACCAGTGTAGGAACTTTATCTGATTCTATTTCTGCCATTGATACTACCAAAGTATTGGCAGATACACCAGTTATTTCAGAATCTTTGGTGCGTAACACGACTAAATATCTAGAAGACACAAGTATCGGCACTTTCACCGAAGAAGGAAAGGTTTGGATGAATTCATACCAAGCCCAAGATTATTATTCAGAAGAGTACAGCGTTGGTTTAGAAGAAACCTTCACTTAATTTAAACAGGAGATCCCTATGATTCAACAAAATGAAAACCTAAAAGCGACAGGTAAAGTTCGCATCGTTAAAACTAATGCACAAGGTGTTACAGTGCAAGACTTTGAAGTGCCTAATCTAGTTGTTACAACTGGTAAAAACTTCATTGCTTCTTCAATGATTAAAACTACTACCAACAGCCCAGCAGCAATGACTCATATGGCTATTGGAACTGGTTCTACATCTCCAGGTGCTAGTGATACTGCGCTTGGAACTCAAACTGGTCGTGTTTCACTATCAGGAAATACAGTTTCTACAAATACAATTACATATACTGCTACATTCCCAGCTGGTACTGGTGATGGTGCTATTACTGAAGCTGGTGTTTTTAATGCTTCTTCAGGTGGTACTATGCTTTGCCGTACTACATTCCCAGTTGTGACTAAGGGATCTGGCGACACTATTGCTGTAACATGGGTAGTGACAGTAAGTTAATTTAAGTTTAAGGTTCTGCTAAATGGCGACATCATCTTCTCTAATTAAAACAATCCTGCGTAAAACTCTTGCGGAGGGTGTTTACAAGGATGTGACTACCAGAAGTAGTAATTATTACTATTTCCTTGGCAAAACATTGCAATGGAGCGATGAGGCTGCGCCACCATATCCAGTGGATAGCTATGCGTATGAAAGAACAGTTCGTGGTGATATTATTACCATGAAGGCTATTACGCCATCTGATGTATCGTTTGTTATTCCTCGTGTAAATTGGACTACTGGTGTAGTTTACGATATGTATGATGATGAGTATTCAACAGAAATTCTTGGTTTAAATATCGTCAATGGTGGAACTGGTTATACTTCACTACCAACTATTACTGTTACAGGTGGTGGTGGTACAGGTGCTAAGTTTTACCCAGTTGTTTTTGATGGTTCTATTATTGAAATAGAACCAATTGGTGTATCTAATACTTCAAGAGGATCTGGATATACTTCTACTCCAACTGTAACTGTTACAGGTGGTGGTGGATCTGGGGCAATTTTACAAGCAGTTCTAAACATTTCGCCTTCTGGTAAACAAAAACTTGAAGAGTGTAACTACTATGTTCTAACAGAAGATTATAATGTCTATAAATGTTTAGATAATAACAATAACGCTAGATCAACTGCCAAACCATTAGGTACATCTACTTCCCCAATAACCGCAGCTGATGGTTATGTTTGGAAGTTTATGTATAATGTTCCTATTAATTTAAGAAGTAAATTCTTATCAGAAGATCAGATGCCAGTGGTTTCTGCTTTATCTAATCAGTTTTATTCTAATGGTGCCATGGATAGCATTATTATTAATAATAAAGGAACTGGATATACATCAGCTACTATAACTGTTACTGGTGATGGATATAGAGAAGAAGACCCAACATTTTTAACTAGTGTTTCAGTTTCTTCTGGTGGTAATGGTTATGATAATCCAACAGTAACATTTGGTGATCCTACTCAAAATGCAACTGCGTTTATTGCAGACGCTGCAGTATTCTTGGGACAAAAATTATATAATAGCGAATTTGATTTCTATGAAGTAGTAACTCCTGGAACTATGTCATCGTCTGAACCTACCCATAGATTAGGCACAGTTCAGAATAATACTGCTGCTTTAAAATATCTTGGAACTAGAGTTAAAGGAACTGTTGATACATCTAGCACGGAAGTTAATGCAGGGTCATTTACTACTGGTGTAAAATATACAATTGTTTCTCTTGGAACTACTAACTTTGTTACAATTGGTGGCACTGCAAGCGCAGTAGTCACTGGATCAATTTCTGGAACTACTTTAACTGTTTCTGCAGTGGCTTCTGGAACATTAGCTGTTGGTACTCGTATTACTGGAACTGGTATTACTGCAGGAACTTCTATCACTGTTCTTGGTACTGGTACTGGTGGAACTGGAACATATACTGTTAGTGCATCACAAACAGTATCCTCGACTACAATAACTGGTCAGCCAGCGGTAGGCGCAACTTTTACTGCCACTGGTGCTGGTACAGGAACTGGCACAGCTTCTTTTAAATCAATTAGTGGTATAACATTACTTGGTGGTGTTAAAGAAATTAATATTATTAATCCTGGATCTGGATATACTTCTGCTCCAGCAATAACATTTTCTGGTGGTGGTGGTTCAGGTGCAGTGGCCACTGCAAAAATGAGTTCTGGTTCAGTATTATATTGCACTATATCAAATAAAGGTGATAATTACACCACTGATCCAACAGTAACTTTTGGTACTCAATGGAGTGCATTATCAGAAGTATTAATTGGTGAACAATATTTTCAGTCTGGTAAATTATACACTGTATCCACTGCTGGCTTTTTTGGATCAGCAGCACCATCTCATACATCTGGAACTGTAGTGAACTCTGCAGCTTTTGCAAATTCAACTGCACTAACTTTAAATAGTACTGTTTATGTTTCTAATAGATTGTATAAAGTTACAACTGCTGGAACAACTCATGCTTCTACAGTTCCATCACATACTACTGGAACTGTAACTAATGGAACTGCTGCATTGTTATATCTTGGTGTACCAGCTGCATTAACATATGCAGGTGTTCCAGCAACGGGTACAGTTGCTCGTAAATTTGGATCTGGTTATACTGCAGCACCTTCTATTTCTATCACTGATGCTGGTCGAGCAGGTACTGCTGCAGCAGAATTATCTTTTCTAACAGCAAAATCTGAAGCAAAATTGCTACCAGTGATTGATGGTGGTCAAATAGTTGCAGTTGTTATTGAGAATGCAGGTATTGGATATTCTTCCGCAACTATTACAGTTACTGGTGATGGAACTAATGCAGCCTTAGCAGCAGATCTTAATATTGGAACAATTCAATCACTTCAGGCAAATAATGAAATTTTAACCTCCCCTGGAACTATCAATGCCATAAAAATTATTTCTGGTGGATATGGTTACGGTGTGGCAGATGTTGAAATACAAGGTGATGGAACTGGTGCCACTGCTACTGCTACTCTTGATTCTGCCACTGGTAAAATTACTAAAATTAATATTACAAATCCAGGACAAAATTATTCCTTTGCCAATGTGGTTGTAACAGGTAACGGATATGGAGCTAAACTTAGAGCAATTATGCCTCCTTTTGGTGGGCATGGTAAAAATGCTCCCAATGAATTATTTGCCCAAACTTTAATGTTTTATAGCAATGTATCAACTGACTTAAATCAGGGTGTTTCTGTAAATAACGACTATCGTCAATTAGGTATTATTAAAAACCCAAATCAATATAACTCTGACCAAAAATTCCAAGGAACTATTGGTTCAGGATGTTTTATTGTACAAGCATCAGTTAATACTACACAATTCCCAAGAGATACTGATGTAACAGTAACGAGAACTATTGGTGGAGATCCCTTTGATAGAAGATATCGTGTAGTGGCTTCGTCTTCGACAAGTGCATTGTTGCAGTCATTAGATAATGATATCCCGTTAGTCAATGATACCTTTTCAAATGCTGATGGATATACTTTTAGTATAACATCAGTGGGTGCTCCAACCATAGATAAATATTCTGGTCAGTTAATGTTTATTGATAACAAAGCTGGGTTTACACCTTCAGCTGATGAAACAGTTACTTTAAGAACAGTTATCAGATTCTAACATAAATAGATTAGAACCAACTAAAGAGAAAATTACGAATGGCTATTGATTTTAACACCGAACCGTATTACGACGATTTCAACGAATCAAAAAGATTCTTGAAAATTCTTTATCGCCCAGGATATGCTGTCCAAGCACGAGAGTTAACTCAAATGCAGACTATTCTGCAAAATCAAATTTCTCGTTTTGGTGACCATGTATTCAAAGAAGGCTCCATGGTTATTCCAGGTAATATTGGTATTGACACTAAAATTGGGTATGTTAAATTAGAAGCAACATATAGTGCTGTCCTTGCCGATACTGTTGTAGCTAAATTTGATGGTTTAATTATTGAGAATGCTGCTGGTGTACAAGCACAGGTAATTTATTACACTGCTTCCTCTGGCGCAGATCCTGCAGCATTTTTTATTCGTTATTTAAATTCTGGTGATGATAATACCACCAAAACATTCTCTAATTCAGACATTTTAACAAACCTTGCAGGAACAAACTCTGCTGGTACTGAAATTACTGCAGGACAATTTACGGTTCAAGCTGCAACATCAGACGCAACTGGAATTGGTTCTATCGCAACTATTCAACAAGGTGTTTACTATATCAAAGGGCATTTTGTTCTTGTTCCAGAACAAAAGATTATTCTTGATAAATTTACAAATACGCCATCTTATAGAATTGGTCTAGTAACTTCTGAGTCTATTGTTACTGCAGAAGAAGACGGAACTCTTTTTGATAATGCACAAAACTCATTTAACTATGCTGCTCCAGGTGCTCATCGTTACTATATCGATGCAGTACTAACTAAACTTTCTTTAGACAGCATATTAGATACAGATTTTATTGAACTACTACGCACCAGCACTGGACAAACTCAAAAAATAATTGATAAGTCAGAATACTCATATCTTGAAAAAGAATTTGCACATAGAACATATGATGAGTCTGGAGATTACACAGTTAAGAATTTTGAAATTGATGTTCGTGAATATAGAAATAATAATCGTAGTGCATGGACAGCAGGTCGTGTTTATTTAAATGGTGATGTGGTAACCAATAGTGGTTATACATATGTTGCTAAAAATTCTGGAACTTCTTCTAACAGCACTCCACCAACTCACACTTCTGGTCTTGTGTATGACGGAGCAGTTTCTGGTGTTGGTACTTCAGGTATTCAATGGGAATACAACGAAACTCCATACTACAATCGTGGTATCTATACTCCAGAAAATTCAGAAAATCTTGGAACACAACAAGCTAATGAAGCAAAATTAGCGATTGGTTTAGAACCAGGAAAAGCGTATGTGCAAGGTTATGAAATTGAGAAACCTGCAACTGAATATGTGACAGTTCAAAAAGCAAGAGATACTGTCTCAGTTAATAATGCAGTGATTCCAGCCACAGTTGGTAACTATGTTCTGGTAACTAATATTAATGGTGCTCCAGGAATCAATACTCTAAAACAAGTCACTCTTTACAATAGAGTTACTGCATCCCTTGGAACAATTCCATCTGGTGCTACTGCAGTTGGTACTGCTCGTGTTCGTTTAATGGAATATCATAACGGAACAATCGGTGCACAGACTGCTATATACAAACTAGGTTTGTTTGATGTTAAGATGAACGCTGGTTATGATTTTAATAGAGATGTTAAATCAGTTTATCATGTTGGTTCTAGTGACGATGTTAATTTAAACTTTACTGCTGATATTGAAGGCACTACTAAAGTTGGCTCTGGAACAGTTGTTCGTTTAATTGGTTCTGCAACAGCATCATCTTCAACTACAATTACTGGTGCTGGAACTTCTTTCCAGACTAATCTAAAAGTTGGTGATTATATTTTCTTGGGTACTGCATTACGAAGAGTCACTGCAATTGCATCTCAAGTTTCTTTGACAGTAGATTCTTCAATTTCCGTGGCTGGTGTCACTATTGATAGAGTTGAAACTCAATTACTTGAACCAGAAAATACTTCTTTACTATTCCCATTCCCATACTATGCAATTGAAAGTATAAGCGATACAGTATACACTGTATATGAAACATTTACTAGCAGCGTTTCTGCTGGTTCAATTTCTATTTCTACTGCATCTGGAACTATGGCTTCTGCTGCAGATCAAGATAATTATACAGTTATTAATACTGCTTCTGACACAGGTGGAGCTATTGTTGCAACAGGCACAATTACACCATCAGGTGCGAATGCCTCTATTGCTGTTGATGCAGGATTAAATGGTAAAACTGTTTTTGTTATTGCAGCTGTTAATAAGAGTGGTTCATCATTAACTCAAAAGACGAAATCACTAGAAGTTAATGCCACTAAAACATTTACTACTGCAGCTACTGCACAAGTCACTGAATTATTACTTGGTAAGGGTGATGGTTATCGTTTAATTTCTGTTAAGATGAAATCTGGCACATTTGCATCTCCAGGTGCTACTTACTCTATCGATATTTCAGATCGTTTTATTTGGGATGACGGACAAAGATCTACTCACTATGATCAAGCACGATTAATTCTTAAGAATTCATATGCTCCACCAGAAGCACCTATTGAAGTAACATTTGATTACTTTACTCATGGAACTGGTGACTATTTTACTAAAGATTCATATCCTGCATCTTTCCAATATGGTGCATTACCTTATTATCAAGGTGTTGCTTTACGAGATGTTATTGACTTTAGACCAAAAATAGATGATGAAGGTACAGGTTATACTGGTACAAACCCATCTGTAACATTATTACCAAAGCGTGGTATTGATATTACAACTGACTTCTCATACTACCTAGCAAGAAAAACTAAAATTGCGGTAGACTTTGGTGGCACTTTCTTTGCTATTGATGGTGTGTCATCTTTAAATCCAGGTGAGCCATTAGATCCAACTCTTGGTCTTGTTCTTTATAATCTAACATTAGAGCCATACACTTTTGGCACATTAAGTAACAATGTTCAGATTAATAGAATTGATAACAAACGATACACTATGCGTGATATCGGTAAACTAGAAAAACGAATTGATAATCTAGAATACTATACTTCACTATCACTACTAGAACAGCAAACTGAATCTTTAAATATTATAGATGCTGATGGTTTAGATAGATTTAAAAATGGATTTATTGTAGATAATTTTGCAGGACATAATACAGGTGATACAACATCGCCTGATTATTTAAATTCAATTGATATGGAAAGAGCAGAACTTCGCCCATTCTATACAATGCAGAATGTGAATTTAATTGAGGCTGTTTCTGCTGATAGCGATCGTACATCAGCAAATTACAAATTATATGGTGATGTTATTACATTACCAGTAGTCAATCACTTGCCTATCGTTAAACAAGCATATGCATCTCGTTTAGAAAATATCAATCCATTTGCTGTATTCACATTCCTTGGGCATGTTAAAATTAACCCGTCAACAGACGATTGGTTTGAAACAGATCGTCGTCCAGATTTAGTTATTGATGTTGAAGGTAACTTTAATACAATTAAAAACCTTGCTGAAAAAGCTGGTGTTCTTGGAACAGTTTGGAACGCATGGCAAACTCAATGGACTGGTGCACCTATTAGCACGGGTCGTGTCACATATACAACTGGTGGAAACTGGGCATCTCGTCAAGGTGATGTTTATTTAACGCAAGCTGAATTACAAGCTAGGTTTGGTATTACTTCATGGGGTAACGCTCGCCAGATTACAGTTGATTCTACTGCAACTCAAGTTGGACAATCTAGAACAGGTATTAAAACTACTCTTGTTGAGAAAATTGATAGACAAGTTGTTGGAGATCGTGTTCTTTCAACTGCAGCAATTCCTTACATTCGTTCAAGAAATATTCTTGTTCAAATTCAAAAGTTAAAACCAAGCACTCGTTTTTATCCATTTTTTGATGGTATTGATATTTCTGCTTATTGCACACCAGCGTCTAAAATTGAATATGTTCCTACTGGAGCAACTGCTGCTGCAAAGTTAGTGACTCATAACAAATTTGATATTGAGACTAATGTTGGATCAAATGCAACAGCAGCACCTCGAAGAATCGCTGGAGATTCTCAAGTTTGTTTAAATCGTGGTGATGTTATTACTGGTGGAACTTCTGGAGCAACTGCTGTTGTAGTAGGTAGAGAATATAATCCAGATGCCAACACATATGCATTATTCGTAGTTAATATTCAAGGAACATTCGCAACAAGCGAAACAATAACTGCGTCAAATCCATTAGGTTTTGCATCTGCAGCTACTGGAGTTGTTGGAACAGTTACTACCAAAGCACTTGGCAGCACTTTAATCTCTAACTTTAATGGTGATTTACACTTATTGTTTAACATCCCAAATAATGATTCGTTAAGATTCCGTTGCGGAAGTCGTGAATTAAAATTAGTTGATGTTACTACTGCAAATGGAGCATTTACTTCTCGTGCGAGAGAAAACTATCGTGCAGAAGGTGTTCTTGAAACTAAACAAAGAACAGTACATGCAGTTCGTAATGCAGAACTAGCACAAGAACCTCTTGCAGATAATCAAGTTATTACTCAAACTTCTGACCGAGTTGTTGCTGATACTGGTTGGTGGGATCCACTGGCACAATCATTCTTAATTGAACAAAAGGGTGGTTGTTTCTTATCTAAAGTTGATGTTTTCTTCTCAACTAAAGATACCTCAATTCCTGTTTCATTGGAGATTCGTGAAGTAGTTAATGGTTATCCAGGAAAACGAGTTCTTCCATTCTCTCGTGTAACTTTAAAACCAGAGTATGTAAATATTTCTCCAAACACTGTATTGTTGGATGATGTTGATGTTAATTCTTATGATACACCAACTACATTTACTTTCCCAAGTCCAGTATATGTTCAAGAAAATACTGAATATGCGATTGTTCTTTCATCAGATTCAAATAACTATAAAGTTTGGATTTCTCAAGTTGGTGATTTAATGCCTGGAACTGCTCGTACTATTTCTGAGCAACCATATCTTGGTTCATTATTTAAGTCACAGAATGCTTCTACTTGGACAGCAGATCAAACTCAAGATTTGAAGTTTACCATTTATCGTTGCCAGTTTGCAACTGGTGTTAATTCAAATGTTGAATATCAAAATGATGCTTTACCACAGGTTACATTAGGTTCTGATCCATTTGAAACTAGAGCTGGAGTTGCTAAAGTTCGTGTTTGGCATCAAAATCATTGCATCCCAGCTGGATCTTTTGTTACTATTAGTGGTGTTACTGCAAATGTGAATGGTATTGCTTTTGCTGGATTTAATACAACTCATACAATTAGCGATGTTGATTTGGATAGCTACTGTATCACTCTTGGTTCAAATGCTACTTCATCTGGATATAGTGGTGGAACTACAGTTAAGGCTACAAGACACCTACAGTTTGATGCAGTTCAACCGCTGGTTCAACTACAATCATTCTCTGAAACTCCAATTACATTTGGTATAAAAGGCACTAGTGGTAAATCTGTTGATTCTACTACACAATCTGCTTATACCCAAGATACTGATTATATCGGTGTTCTTGCAAATGAGACTAATTATTTTGAGTCACCAAAAATGATTGCTTCAGAACAGAATGAGGCAAATTCAGATCTGTCAAATGGTTTAAATGGTGCTAAGTCAGTTAAATTTAACATTATTATGAGCAGTTCAAATGATGCTTTATCTCCAGTAATTGATACTCATAGAACAAGTTTGATTACTATTAGTAATAAAGTTAATAATCCAACAGAAACTAATTTGAATGTGGCTTCTTTAGATGCTAGTGTAATATTAAGTAACGCTACTGGTGTAACTGTTTCTGGTAGCACTATTACTACTTCTACCCAAAACGATGCGTTTAAAACTGCGACTGTTGGTAAGTATCTAACTATTGCTGGTGCAAGTTCTGGAACAAGCACTAAGTTGATAACTGCAGTTGCTGCAGATGGATCTTCTATTACATTTGACTCCGCAGTCACAGCGATTACTGGTAATGCTACATTGACTCAAAGAGAAAGATTTGTTGCTGAGAATGCTCCGTTGGAAAGTTCTACATATAGCAAATATGTAACTAAGAGAGTTAATCTGGCAAATCACTCTAATTATCTAAGAGTTAAATTTGCAGCTAACATTCCAGCTGAGGCATCTATTGAGGTTTGGTATAAAACTAATATTGTTGGTTCCAATACCCCATTTGAGAATGCTTCTTATTCACAGATGACAATAGACGCTGCAGTTCCAACTTCATCAAATGCACAAGATCAATTCTTTGATGCTTCTTATTCAATGGATGATTTAGTGGCTTTTGATGCAGTTCAAGTTAAAATTGTGATGAAGTCTTCTAATAGTTCTCAAGTACCAAGAATTAAAGATCTTCGTGTGCTTGCCTGCGTATAATGGAAGGTTTTGTTAATATACAAAATAAGGATGGTCTCGTGCGAGACCTGTCCAGTGGTGCAGTAATAAATACAAATAGAACTGAATATGAGAACTATTTGCAAAGAAAAAATGCAGCCAAAGAATTAAATCAACAAATTAAACAAAACGCTGATAAGATTGAAAAGATTGAGTCAGATGTAACAGAGATAAAAGAGATGCTCGCAATGCTTATTAAGGGTAAACAATAATGGCAACAATCGTACTTCGCAGTGTAAAAGGCAGTCCGCTAACGATTGCAGAGGCAGACGCTAATTTTGATAATCTTAATAGTGAGGTTGGTACAAAACTAACTGCCACTGACTATACTGCATCTGATGTTCTCACTAAAATTAAAACAGTTGATGGAACAGGTTCTGGTTTAGACGCTGATTTACTAGATGGTTTAAATACTAGTAGTTCAGACACTAGTGGAAATTCTGTTGTTACTAGATCTTCTGGTAATTTTTCTGCAAATATTATTACTGCCAATTTAGTCGGTGCTGTTACTGGTAATGTTACTGGTAACCTAACTGGAACTGTTACAGGTAATGCGACCAATGTTAGTGGTGTTGTTGCGATTAACAATGGTGGTACTGGTGCTACAACTGACTCTGCAGCTAGAACTGCTCTCGGTTTAGGAACTATGGCCACGCAAGCTGCGAATAATGTTACTATCACTGGTGGATCAGTAACTCTAACAACTGCTTTGGCGATCGCATCTGGTGGCACTGCAGCTACATCTGTGAACCAAGCAAGAACAAACTTAGGTTTAGTTATCGGTTCTGATATCCAACCATTCTCTAATAATTTAACAGCACTTGCTGCTGTAACTACTCATGGCTTCTTTGTTAAAGATTCTGCAGGTACTGCAGTAACAAGAAGTATTGCAGCTGGTACTAATATTTCTGTCACCAATGGAAATGGAGTTGATGGTAATCCAACCATTACTGGTTCATCAACTCCATCTGTAGATTTTATTGTTAAGACTGGAGCTAATGGTTCTGGTGATATCGGACAATCTGCCAATAGATTTGCTGTTATCTACGGTACTTCTATTACTGCTCGTTACGCTGACTTAGCAGAAAAATATCTTGCCGATGCCGAATATGCAGTTGGTACAGTTATGATGGTTGGTGGTGATGCAGAAGTTACTGCTGCTAATTGGGGTAGTCGTGCTATTGGTGTTGTATCTGCTAACCCTGCATACATTATGAATGATGAACTAGAGGGTGGTACTGCTATCGCTCTTAAAGGTCGTGTTCCAGTTCGTGTTATTGGAGCCATTCGCAAGGGTGATAGAATCATCGCTTCTGCTGGTGGTTTAGCTTCTGCTGGTGTTGCTCATTCAAATGATGTTATTGGTATTGCTTTAGAATCAAACTCAGACATTTCTGAGAAATTAGTTGAATGTGTGATTT